GGATGATATTCATCATATCGCCTTCTTTCCATGTTGGTTCTTTGATAGAGTTACCGAATACACCCATTTCATAAATCTGCATAAAGGTAAGTGGCTTCACTTTAAAGCGAAACATACCAACCTTAATCTTTACAGATGCCTCGGAAAGCGTTTTTGCTACCTTTTCCTTATCTGATGTTTTCATATTAAAAGTGTTTTATAACATAAAAAGCGGTGCGGTTTGGGAAAGTTCCCTTACCTCACCGCCTTTTGAAGTTTAATTTTTTATCGTATTAAAAATGAAAGTCTTAGACATCGCCAGCTGTAATATCCTTGGTAAGAATATTACGATGACCGCTCTTCTTGTCACCCTTTGCATCGAATACCGCCATCTGACGGAATTCAATGGTAAGATTAGGAAGTCCACTCTTACCGATAGAACCACTGCGAGTGATTGTAAGTTTCATCTTAGACCACTGGAAGGTACGAGAAGGAATATCATCCAAATCTTTTGTTACAATCTGTACAGCCTTGTAAATCTCGGTTTCTTGCGGAAGCTCATTCAACCAAGCATCCTTACCACCAGTACCAGAATCCTTTGTGTAACCAAGAAGCTTCGTAAAGTTTTCTTCTGAGAAATCGTATGTCTGCAAGGTAAAGCCCTTTGTTGCTGCTGATGTGGTCAGCACTGCGTAAGGGTCTTCTGAATCCTCAACCTCTACATCCGATGTCTGTGCTGCCTGGTCGTTAAAACTCAAGCTACCAGAAACGACAGCCTTAATTTTGTCGCTCCATGTTGTTGGGTAGCCGCCATTTTCGACACAATCGGCAAAACTGAAGCTTTCCAAGCCATATACACCATTCTTTGCCATAGTTTTATTCTTTTAAATTATTATACGTTACATTAAATTTCATATTGATGTAATAAGTGTTATCACTATCACGAGTAGGGCGAGAGATAGAATAGAAATCGAAGTAACAGCCACCGAGGTAAGTACCGTCACCAAACAGAGAAAGAATCTTCTCCGAGTAATCAGAGAGCTTCTTTATGTTAGGTAGATTTGATAAGGTCTTAGGGCAATGAATATTCAAATTCACTACACCCTCATTAATAGCATCACTATACACAAAGGGAAGATGATTGATTGCGATATAATCACAAACCGCCAACTTCTCGGGTATCTCATATTTAAAGATACGACCTTTCTTTATGCCTATTCTCTCAACATTATCATTGAGATACTTAAATAATGCCGTAACGGCTGTATCACCGAGTATCATATCTAACTATCGCTTTTAATCATTTCAGCTACTTCTTCAAAAATCTTCTTCATTTCGTCACGAAGGAAATACTTTGTAAGGTGTAAGACATTGTAACCTTTATCCTCTACATGTTTTCCGTAATTCATACCAGCAACAATGACGAGAGAGTACCCTTTGGGTGCTACTACCCCTTCTTTCTGTGCATACTCACTGAGTGCAGCACTTACGCCTTCCTGTCCTCCTTCCGCTTCTTCTGCCTTTGGAATCTTACCAACTGCCGAGGTGATGAGTTGACCATCAAGGTAGAGAGCGAAAGAAATTGAGTTCTTTAAATTTGCAGTTCGGTCTTGATAACCTTTATTTTCTTTGGAAAAGGTGACCGCTTCTTCGGCAAGTTGCATCAAACGCATATTAAGGTAGCTGATAATCTGCTGCCTCTTTTCATTCAACCTTTTCTGTAAGGCTTCACGACCTTTGATTTGTAATTCAACCTTTGCCATATTACCGCCTATTAGAGCCAAATTCTAAGATAGCGTTTTTTTAAGGTTACGAAGCCTTTAACCTCCATTTCCTTATCAATCGTGCCATCTTTCTTGGTTATCCAAACCTTTTCGCCTTCCTTCGGTATGAGAGGGTATTTTGCTTTTGAGAGAGGAGCATAGATTTCGTGTGAATACACGTACTGCTGCCCGTCTGCCAGAGTGATAATCTTCGCCTGCGAATTAGGCAAAATAACGCACTTTCCAAAGGTTTGCCATTCTCCTTCGGGCTGTTCGATAGGATTTCCGTCCTCATCAAAGCCATCTTGTGGAGCACCTTTTACTTTAAGTATATCTTCAAAGTTCATACGCTATCTATATGATTACCATACCTTCACACTCTGAACCCAATAATCATCAGAAGTACTATCAATAACAAGGTCAGCATCCAATCCAGCATCCTTCGCAATAGATTTAATCATCTTATCAATAAGATTCTTGTCGTTCTTGTAACTCTGAGAGATACCGCCAACATTCTCACTTGATAATGGATTCATCTTGTAGAGGATACGCATAGCCGCATAGGCTACGGGTTTCTTTACCGATACAGAGTATTCATCAGCCACGGATGCCGTGATGCTAAACTTATCAGTAGCATCAATAAACATCTTCTCCAAGGTCTCATCTGAGGTAGAGAAAGGCTGAATCTCGCTTGCTATGGCTTCTGAAATTGTCATGCTAATCTTGTTATTTTATGAAGTTTCACTTATTAAATCAAAATATCCATAACTGAGGGTCAGTGCATTAAGCACCAACCTTCAAGATAAAGAAGTCTTCGATACCATCGAATACTGGTTGCATCCACATTTCGTTGGTAAGGTGATAACCCTTCTTATCTCTCCAATAACCGATAAGGTTGTTATCGTATGTAGAGTAAGAAACGCCATCAACTGGGTCAATAGCCTCCAAGCACTCTGCGCACTTAGGTACAGCCACCTTATCGGCACACATCGCAACAACTCGGTTATCTGGGATAAGGTTAAAGACTGTCTTGTCAGGCAGCTCAACAAACTTATCTTCATCAATCTGAATTGTTGGCAAGAGGATAGAGCGCAGATAGATATTCATCTGGTCAACGCTAATCATCGGTGCAGTAGGATTGATGGTAATCTGACCGAGGTTCAAGCGGAAGGTGTCCTTAATCTCCTTTGCCTTACACATTGCGAAGAATGTGTTCTCAGACATACGAAGACGCAGAATCTTACGACCCTTTTTGCGAGCCTCGTCCTTCAACTTCTTAATATCCTCAATAGGAGTTGCGTTCTCCATTCCCCAATTTGTGGTAGCAGAAAGCTGCTTAACACCCAAATTAAAGGTATAAGATACGTTAGCCTTAGAGTTATTGGTACGTGATACAGTCTGAGTACCCTTGAACAATCCCTCGAAGTACAACATATCAATACGCTTATGAGGAGAGATAACCGCCAACTCAAAAGGTTTGAATGAGTACTTGATAAGTTCATCGTACTTAGCATTGAGCTGTGACTGTGTATAACCGCCACGTCCCGACATATCATTAAACTTACCCTCCAAGAGGTGCATCTGTTCGAGGTAATCGTTATCAAGCTCCCACTCATCGGCGATACGACCGATAGAGCCAGTAAGCTGACCCCAATCAGGCATGGTATGCAATGGACGCTCTGCGTTCTTAGCGACAACAGAACCGACCATAGCAGCAGCATAAGTAGCCATATTCGCCTGATATACCTTTGCAGCACAATACTCAACAGGCTTCAACTCATTCTTCCACTCAGCCTTGTAGGTGGAAGTCTTCATGTATTCGTCTATGTAGGTCTGAAAAGACTTTGGGTCTTGCAGATTCTTCAAAATACTATTCATAATCTATAATCTCCACTTTTAAAGGTTACTGAATCTTAAATAAAGCGATACCAACAGCATTGATACCCAACTTAATATCTTCGTTGATAGGATAAGGGAGAGAATCTTCCTCTACCTCCATTACCTGTAAGGTAGGAGTAGCTGCGATAGAAGACTCTTGGTCTCTTATATCGAGAGTATCGTATGAGAAGCCAAGAAGCACATCCTTAGTCTTATCATAATCTGATACAATCGCATCTTTAGCAACCGCATTATCAAGTGCTGATACGGTCAATGTATCTACACCATCAGCAGAAGCAATCGTCGAAATGGTTGCACCAGCAATCTTATCTCCAACTTGGAACAAAGAACCGCTAGCAATCTTCAAGGTTGTAGCAGCCTTATCAGCCTTTTCTACAGCCTTTGCAGTCTTCACAACCTGTGCTTTACCACCAGTTACAAGTCTGAGAACTGTACCCTTTGCAACCCACTTCAATGTGGCTGGAAGGTTGGTGCGGTCGAGGTCATAACCACCCTGTCGGCGAAGGCACTGCTCTTCAAGCCAAAGTGCTTCCTTGATATCCTCTGGCTTGGTTCTATGCAAAAAATAGCCTCTGTTTGACATAATTTTCTTCTTTTAAAGAGTTTAACATAATTCTTTGATAATGCCTTACTCCTTTGGAGCATTGCGCTCCGAGAAGCCTTGCATCATCTTTATGAAATCATTCTGCTCGTCTTCGGGAGAGGTTGCCTTGGGGGCTTCAACAAAACTGCCGTTTGCTACAAGTGACTGCTTCAATGCTGTCCAATCATCGGCACATTGCTGTGCGAGAGTTTCAAGATTCTCTTCCTTGTCGAGCTGATAACGTGAACGGAACTGCTGCGGAACGTCCTTCAATTTTTCGCTCTTACCGAAAAGGTCATCAAGACGTGCTCTTTCTTCCTTTTCCTTGTATGGAGCAATGGCTGCGGCTACAGCATCGCTAACTGCTTTCCGAGTATTCTCGGCAATCATCTGCTGAACCTGCTCTTGCGTAAGCCCTGTTGGAGGAGCTGGAGGAGTAGGAGGAACTGGAGGAGTTGGCTTATTGTTAGGGTCGTTAGGGTCAATCCATCCATCGAATTTCTTCGTTGTCTCGCTGACCGCACGATTGAATGATGATTGCATCATACCAACATAAGGTTCAACCGCCGTGATAGCACTCGTTACATCCTCGTCCTTTGACTCATCTGTTAGACCACGACTTGCAACAATCAGGTCAACCAGCTTTGAAAGTTCATCCTTCTTCAAACCATACTTTGCAAATGATGTTTTGGCAGAAGCAAGCACTTTTTCTTTTATTGTCATAGTAATTCTATTTTAAACGTTAATAAATAAATAATTTCTGATTGCAAAATTACTATTTCTATTAATAAAATAATAATAAATAATAAAAGCTATGTAAACAAATGCTATTTTTGGCGATTTTCTTGCTGTCTAAGCGATTTTCTTTTAGTTTATGTATAGTTATTAAGAAACAAAAATAAAAGGCAAGATAGCCAATATTCTTGGTTACTTTGCCTTGCGTTGTATTAAATCTATCTTTGCCTTAACCTTCTGCGGATTCCTAGCATCGTGATTACTCAATCTTACCACATGATACCCGAGCCGCCATATACCCGAAGAGCGGTTACCATCCTTGCGCTTTTGGTCTTTAGTAAAATGATAACCACCATCGAGTTCAATAATCGTTTTTATCTCGGGCAGATATATATCAGCGAAGTATAGCTTTCTGCCCGTGACTATCGGTTGCTGTGGTATTACCTTATATCCTAACAGAGTGCAGATTTTCGCCGCAGCCTTCTCCGCATCGGTTGTATGTGAAAGGAGGTCGCAGCGAATTTGTCTGATAAGAGCCTTGCTTATCTTCATTGCTGATTTTGCTCTATGAGAGGTAAGTTGCCATGCTTCTTCAACTCCTCGTAAAGAAACAATCTTCCTTTCTGAGTCCATTTTGTGTGCATCACCGAGCCATTCGTTCCGTTTCGATGAACGATAGGTACAGTATCAGATTGCACATAACCATAAGGAAGGTACTTTGCGTACAATATCCACTGACCGCCAACCTTATGTTGAATGCCAAAATTACGAAGCAAGACATTGAACGCCTTTGCTGACTGACCGTAGTCCTGTGCAATTTGCGTTGTCGTTACAGTCTCATTGCTTGATAGAATCTTATCTACATAAGTTACCTTTGGTTGCATCTCGGATATAGCGCCGTTCAACTCTACGATTTCCTTTGAGCTTGCTTCAAGTTGTTTCTGTTGCTCTTCAATTTTTTGTTGCTGTTTTGCAGCCAACATCAGAGCCTCGGCAAATGACTGTGGCACTTGATATTGCTCACATTGTTTGATTTCTAGTTCTTCCCAACGAAGAATCAATTTCGCTCTTGCCTCGTCATTGAACTTAGTGGCGACATACAAGCACTCGGTTTTGTTTAGAATGTAGCAAGGGCGGTCTTGGTTGTTTGCGTCCTTGTATGAGCCGAGCGGAAATTTCCGTTGGGCTACTTTTTCCCAAGCAGCTTCCATGTTTCTGATAGCTTCAAGAACATCAGAATGCCGCTTACCTGTAACCTCGGCAATTTCAAGCGAGGTCATGGTTTCTTTCTTTATCAACTCTTTCATATCTTTACTATTTTTGATTTTCTAATATTTTTATCTCATCTTGTAGATAGAAGATTGCTTTGCTCAAATCCTGCACTCTCTGTTCACGCTCGGAAAGATTCATTTCCTTCTTTCCCTTGCGCAAGAGATACTTAACAGCCGAGCCGCAGTTGAAATCAAGGTATCGGCAAATATCAATCGGCTCTATGCCGCAGAGTTCCTTTAACCAAGCGTAATGGTTAAGATGATTAACCATTTCTTCCTTTTCCTCTGTAACGATAGTGCCGTTTTTTGCAATCTCTTCAAACTGAATAGGGATATTCTTTTCGTATGGAAGATTATATTCGTCTGCTATAATATTGCATTCAACAATAGATTTATCTACCTTGATAACTTGCAATCTGAGAGGGAGAATATTGGCTAACGAATATCTTTTTTCTCCGATGTTATAAGTGTATATTTCTAGTTCGTCATTTACATGGACTACCTTACCAGGCTCTATTGGTAAGGTAAATACCAGCCCTTCACGTATCTTCATTGATTCTATCATAACTCTTACTTTTTAAAAGGTTTATTAACTAATGATTCCTGTAATAATGGATGCATACATCTTACAACCCTTGTTTCTGTATTGTTTTTCTTCTGATACCTACAAAGATTGCATTCAATAGCACCGACCTTATGTAGAGCGTGCGTATATTGCCCACATTCACCGAAAGGGCAATCTGTTGCATATTCAATACCGCCGTGAATAAACTCACGCACCTCATATTTAACTGCCGTATTCGGCTTCTTTTCTTTCTTTGGGTATAACATATTATCTTATCTCAATTTTGATTTTATAAATCGACTTCTGCTTCAAGTTTTCCGTGCCATCAAGCAAAAGATGAGCAATGATGTTATCTACGGATTCGCTGATAGCTCTCTTCGTATATTCGCGATAACTGCCGTCTTCTTTTTCTTGATAGACGTTTACACTGCCAGAGCTATCATCTGTGACAATAACCCCATTATCGGCGAACTCTAGCTTAAAATTAAGTTTTTCCATATAATTATTTTTTTTGTTCCATAAAAT